GATACAGTAGCAATAACATTAAGTGCAACTGATAGTAGAGTTTTAGGAGGTAGTTCAACTGGTAGATTATTGTTAGCTAATTCTGGTACTACAACTTATGGTATTTTTTATGGAGCAAGTCATGCTACTGCACCTAATGCAATTTCATTAGTTACAGATAATACCGAAAGATTAAGAATTACTAATACTGGTAATGTTAGAGTTGTAGGGGGTGGAGATTTAGAAATTTATCCAGCATCTGGTTCAAGTTATACCGCATTATATAATGATAATGATAACTTTAGTATTTGGAATAATGGCGCAGAAAGAATGCGTATTACAGCTGATAACAATGTATTATTTAATACAACAAGCACTTCTCCAACTAATACAAGTAGCTTTATATTTAGGTCAGGAACAACTGCATTTAGTGGCGTATTAATATTAAATCATGCAACAACAAATAATACTGGTGCTGGTTATTTTGACTGTTATTACAATACAAATTATATAGGTGGCATTGCACAAAACGGAGCATCAAATGTTTCATTTAATACATCTTCAGACTATCGATTAAAAGAAGATTTAAAAGATTTTGAAGGATTAGATTTAGTGTCTAAATTAAAAGTGTATGATTTTAAATGGAAAACCGAAGATAGCAGAATGTATGGAGTTATTGCCCATGAATTACAAGAAGTTATTCCATATACTGTAAGTGGAAATAAAGATGAGGTTAAAGAAGATGGCAAAATAAAGGTACAAGTAGTAGATTACTCTAAATTAGTTCCAGTATTAGTCAAAGCAATCCAAGAACTTTCTGCTAAAGTATTAGCATTAGAGAATAAATCCTAAATTTGTAAAAAATAATCATATGACATTAAGCAACGAACAATTACAACAGTTAGAAGCTATCTTATTGGAAACTCCATTTAAGTATGCTCAACCTATTTTAAACATCTTGCAAAAGGCTGCTCAAGAACAAGCTCCTAAAGAAGAAGTAAAAGCTGACTAAAATGATCCGCATTAAGGACATCTTATTGGTAGCCATAGTATTCGTATTATGGCTATTGTTTTTTAAGGATTCTACCTACATAGACAAGGCGCATCCGACTAAGCTCGGCAACTACAAAAAGGTGGCAGAAATCCACGATACAGTTTACCAGCAGAAAACTATCACTAAGTACAAACAAGGGAAAGATATACAATCGTATATCATTTTAACCGATACAGAGAACGTATATATCCATGACACTATTAAGGTCCTTAACGACTATTATGCCCTAAGAGCCTATAATGATACTATTTATCAGGATAGTAATAACTTTGTAATTACAGACACTATAAGCCAAAACAAGATACTTTCGAGGTCTTTTAAGGCTAATTTGGCTGAAAAAACCATCATTACCAAGCAACTATATGTAGAGAAACCAAAGAATACCCTTTATTGGGGCTTTAGAGGCGAATTTAGACCATCTAATGGCTTACAAGTACTAAGTCCTTCCTTGATGCTAAATGCCAAAAATAAGGCTCTAATTGGTCTTAGTTTGGATTTGTATAGAAATAACAATATTGGCTACTCTGGTAGCTTATATTTTAAAATTGGTAAAAAATAAAAGATGGCTCCGAAAAAAAGTTTAAATGTGAGTGCTAATCCTCTTCCGATTAGCTTTAAAGACTTTGCTAAAAATCCCATTGTGGGAACTTTATTCCTTGTTATTGTAGGAATTTCTGCATTGTATGTAGATATTAGAGGTAATTTTAATAGCAGAATAGACAATCAAGAACAGCGTATAAATAACCTTGAGTATAAGGATAGCCTAAAGACTCAGGCATTAATAGAATGTAAAACAGCCCTTTCTTCTACTACGACTAAGCTCGAGACTTTAGATGCTATGGGGGCAATTAAAAAATCAGTTAAATAATGAAAGCGACCTTTTTAATTTTATTATTATCTGGTGCAGTAGTAGTTGGTAATAAGGTTGCCAATAAGCCAGTAATAGCTCCGACTGAGGATAAAGAGTTTCAGCAGTTAATGAATGACTTTAATCAAACCTTGTCTAAGAATAAAGAAATACAAGTTCAGGCTGACAAAGCTAAAGAAGCTATAGTTAGCCAAACCATTAGCAAGGTAACTGAATTGAAACAAGAAACCATAGCTCTAAAAACAGAATTAAATGAAGTTAAGATTAAGCTTGATAGCGTTGGTGTTGATACTGGCTCCAGCTTTAGCATTATCGCAATACCCAAAAACTAAAAAAATAGGAAACGATTCTGTGGTGATTATAACCATAGGTCAGGCTGATACTATTAATAACCTTTATAGATCATACAATGATTCTATAAACAATTTACAATCTAAATTAAAAACAAATGACTCTTTACTCAGCATTAGAACTATTGAAAAAGATAGCTTCTACAATTGGAAATATAAGTACTCAGTTAACAAATCTTTGTACCAAAATTGGGAAGAAAATCAAAGAAAAATAGACAAGCTTCACGCATGGAGTAAGATACTCCTGATATTTATAATAGTTTTTCAGTTTAATCAATTACAATAATATGAAACAATTTTTCCAAGAAGATAATGGCACTTATAGCATGAAGCGTTTATGTGGTTTATTATGCGTACTAACGTTATGCGTTACTATGTATCACAACAGCTTTAGTGAAGAGCATATAGCTCCAAGTACAATTCTAGTAGAATCAGTAGCTTTGTTAGCGTTTGGCTGTTTAGGCCTGACATCAGTAGAGAAAATATTTAAAAAGAATGACTAATTACGAAAAGAGAATATTGTTAGGTGCAGCTATTATGTGGCTTACTCTAATAGTATATTTCTTTGCTAAAATGATATAAAATGAAATTATCTGCACATTTTGACTTAGCTGAGTTTACAAGAAGTGAATCAGCGAAAAGACATGGAGTATCTAACGAACCAACTGCTGAACATCAGGCTAATCTTAAAGTACTTTGTGAAAGGGTACTTGAGCCTATTAGAATCTTTAATGAAGGTCCTTTAAATATATCATCTGGATACAGATCCAAAAATTTGAACCATTTCATTGGAGGGAGTTTATCTTCACAACATTGCGAGGGTAAAGCGGCAGACATAGATATGGATGGTATGAGTGGTAAGACTAATAAAGAGATATTTGAGTATATTAAAAATAATCTTGAATTTGACCAGTTAATAAACGAATTTAATTATTCATGGGTTCATGTTAGTTATAACGCTGGTAAAAATAGAAATCAAATTCTTGATGCTTTAAAGAGCAATGGAAGGACTGTATATGCTCCTCACAAATAACCAACCTAACCAACAACCAACATAATGAGCAAAAAAAACGTAGGCATCATAGGAGATACACATTTCCCATTTTGCCACTCTCAGTACTTACAATTCTGCTACGAAGTCTTTAACAAATTCCAATGTTCTGAAATAGTGCACATTGGAGACGAAGTAGATAACCACGCTATTAGCTATCACGAGTCTAATCCTAACGGACACTCAGCTTCTAAAGAATCAGAAGAAGCACAAAAGCAATTAAATATTTGGTATAAGAGGTTCCCTAATGTAAAAGTATGCATAGGGAACCATTCTGCTTTACATAAGCGTAAGGCTCAAACGACTGGATTACCGAACCGATTTATTAAATCCTATGAAGATGCTTGGGATGCACCTAGAGGCTGGAAATGGGCTTTAGAATGGGAAATAGACGGTGTTTTATACATTCATGGTACAGGTAGCTCAGGACAAGCTGGTGCTATCAATAGAGCAAGAGATGCAAGACAATCTACTGTTATAGGTCATATCCATAGCTTTGGAGGTGTACTATATAGTAGCTCAGATAAAGACATGATATTCGGTATGAATGTAGGCTGTGGGATTGATATTAATGCCTATGCTATGGAGTATTCTAAACCTTTCCCCAAAAGACCAACATTAGGATGTGGAGTGGTTTTAGATGGTGGAAGAATTGCTATATTTGTTCCGATGCCTTTAGGTAGTAAAATAATAAGACTACCCAAGACAAAATAAGGCAGTAGTTCAAAAAACTAAAGTGTGTATTTAATTGATAATCAATTGAGTATGCACTTTTTTATCTAAAATAATTAAAACGTAAATTTGTATGAGTAGAGAAGCAGATGTTAAGATTGCCGAGTTAATGAGAGAAAAGCAGTATTTGGAAGCAAAATTGCAATTGATTATTAGGGAGCTAAGACTAACTGTACTTAAAAATAGTGTACTAAATGTTAATGCACATAACACAACTTACGGAGGATGACAGCTATGAGTACGAGGAAAGCTACGAACCAGTAGATTCGTATATCAATGTTCATTTAGTAGAGAGTGTAGTACCTGATGATGAAGATGCCGATAGGTGTTTCATCTATATGCAATCTGAGGACTATTTCCATTTGGATGAGTCTATGGATAGCTTTGTAAATAGACTACAAAGCGTTCTCTACGGATCAGTATTAACTAAGTTCTACGATAAAACCAATCGTAGTCAATAAGATGCTCTCATGTTGTGTTGGATTATGGTTAAAGTGCTCCCTTAAAAAAGGAGCATTTTTATTTGGTAGATTCAAATAACGTTATTAATTTTACATACATAGTTTCTTTAATTTGACTTTGATTTTATTGCGAAGCCCGTTTCTACGGGCTTTTTTATTGCATAAAAAAAGGTAGTATTTCTACTACCCTTTCACTTTAAACTATAAACTACAAAACACAAATTATTTCTTTTTGTATTGTTCTAATCCGTATGTAATTACAGCTACATAACTAAGCACATATAATGATCTGATGTAGATATTCCATTCCATAGGATTAAATTCATTTACTATAAAAGCAAATGGTAAATATAGCACTATTGATAATGCTACAATATTTAAAAACATTTGTATAACTAATTTCATATTAGAATGGTAAGTCTTTTTTGTAATTGCCTCCGTCTGGTTTCCATGTATCCATAGTTACATAGAAATCTGATTGATCTGGAGACGTTGTCTTTTTAGTCTTGATTAGGATGTTAACCCAACCTTTGTTGTCTTTTGCCCATTCGTTCATTTTCTTTAAGTCATCTGGACCAAATGATACTTTCTTAAAAGAACCATAAGCTGATTTCATTGTTTGGCATCTGCCTAAGAAATCTTCATTTTTTGTTGTTGCCATGTTATTTGTTTTATGATTAAATACTTTTCTTTAATTCCTGCTTTAGCTTCTCTAAGTAAAGGACTGCATCCATAAGCTCCTGTTGCAAATGCTCTACCCAATCCTTAGTGTTTAAGTCGTTTCTATCTAAGTTAGTTCCGTATTTAGTAAAGCCTATGTTTGCTCTGTCTTTATACTTTTCTATTACTGATGAAACTACTGAATCTAAATTATCCATTCTTTCTATATTCGTTAACTAATTGTTTTATAAAAGGTCTATACTTTAATTCAATAGCATAGTCTTTTAATATCTCCTCAAAAGTAGCAATTGTTTCCTCTGAAACAAATTCTTTTTGCTTTTTAGTTACTTTAGGTGCCTTTAGTTCTTTGTTTTCAATTTCTATCTTTTCCATAATGTTTGTTTTATCTACCTTGTCGGTTGTATTTCTTTACGTTTTTGTCTTTAGGTCCACGCCTCTTTTGCGCCTTACCTTCACGCCTTTTGCCGAAGCTCACCTTGTTGGAACTCGTAGTCTTTGCTTTCGCCATCGTTATTAAATATTTTAACTATTATTGATTCGTCTCTAACTTGCTGACATATCATTGATATGCCTCCAGCTATGGATAGGTTGGTTAAAAAACTCATTTGATCAGGGCTTACTCTATCTCCAATTGCTTTTACCTCACAAGCTATAAACTGACCATACTTTTTTGAGTAGCCTATAATATCAGGCACTCCCTTCCTTCCTATAAATGATCTACCTTTTACTGCAAGATTATTGTTTCTCCAAACATCATTACCTCTACTCTTTAAATAATCCAGCATCATCTTAGTTAAATCACTTGCTGTCATGTATGCCATTAGTCAAAGTTAGTATAATATATTTAATATATTTAATCGTAACGGATGAACTCAGTCATATGCATCTTCACATATCGTACCTTATCCTTGTACTTTAACTTGCTGATTTTAAAATATCTACGAGCTTTTTGACGTAGTAAATCAGCTCTCATAAAATATATCCTGTGACGAATATCTAAGTTAATTGCAAAGAACTCTACTCGCATATCTGCTATGCCTGATGGCTTACCTTCCCTTTCATACTCAAGCCAAATATAACCACGCTGCAATGCTTTAAGATCTGTGATGACCATTATCTTAGTATTCTTAGCAAATAGCCTTAAAGCGTTGTATGTACCATCCTCATACTTTGCCAGATCTATCTCGAACTTTCTTTTGTTTCGGTAGTTGTTTGGATTCGGTCTTTCCATCGTATTTGTGTATTATGTTACTTACTTTGTCTAAAGCATCTAATAAATCCATTTCATTAGCTTGTCTGGCCATCTTAATTTTAATGACAGCATCACGCATTAGTATGTATTTCTCTTCCATTATTCGTTATGGTTTTGTATGGTTATGGTTTCTCCTATAAATCTTAAAGGAATGTTTGTCGTAATGCCATGTCTATTCTTTTCTACCTTACAAATAACAAGTCCATTGGGATGGTATTCTTTACCCTTAATCTCTACTGACTCTTGCATTTCATAGTACTCAGGTCGCATAAGCATCACTACGATGTCAGCATCTTGCTCAATTGATCCTGATTCTCTAAGGTCAGAAAGCTGTGGTATCTTGTCAGCTCTTTCCTCAACCCTTCTACTTAACTGGGATAAGGCGATAATAGGCACCTCTAATTCCTTAGCTAACGCCTTAATGTTCCTACTTATTGTGCTGACCTCTTGTTCTCTATTCTGATTAGATTTACCTTGACCAGACATTAGCTGAAGATAATCTAAAAAAATAACCTTAATTCCGTACTTCTGCTTTAAGATAGTAGCCTTAGCCCTTAATTGTGATATGTTTAAACCGCCTGTATCGTCAATGTAAAGTGGAGTTGTCAAGATAATGTCATCAGCCTCCATAACGGTCTTTTTCTCATAGTCATTCAAAATATTCATTCTAAGACGTTTTAAGGGCACTTGACTGGTTATTGACTCTAACCTTTCAACTAACTGTTCGGAGCTCATTTCGAGGCTAAAAATGGCCGTAGGAACCTTTTTCTTTATTGTTAGGTTATAAACCGAAGAAAGCATGAAGGCTGTCTTGCCTGCGCCTGGTCTAGCAGCTACTACAACCATGTCAGGAGCACACCATCCACCAATGGTAGAGTTTAGCTCAGAAAATCCTGTATCAAACCCCAATAACTCTCCTTTATTAGCCATATCACGCTTAGTGATTACTTGCATAACTATTTGGTCTATAGTCTGTTCGTAGATATTACCAAACTCTTGTAAACCTAAAAGTTTACTAATTAGTGAACTTATTGAGTCAAGTGATTCAGTATCAGGATGTAAGAACTCACTAGATTTTTGAATGAGGGTTAGGTAGGCTTGACGTTTCTTATACAGCTCAACTACCATCTCAATATGGGTGTTAAGGTGGTTAGTATGTACAATATTGTCCGTAAGCTTAGTAAGGTAGTAAGCACCACCTACCTCATCCATAGCTTTATCACCTTGTAGCTTTTGGGCTATAGTGGTGATGTCTATAGAAATATGCTTATCAAACATGGATTTTATAGTAGAAAATATCTTCTTATGTTTAAGGTCATAGAATACATCTTCATTCAATAATCCAATTACTAATGGTAAGGCATTCCTATCTATTAATAATGATCCAAGTATGTTCTTTTCGAGTTCGGTATTTTTGGGTAAGTTAGTAGCTTCTATCATTTGAGTTTTATTTTAGGTACGTCTTGATTTATTGGCTGAAAGTTTTTTGAGTTCTTTACCCATGTAGCTATTCTTCTACTAATGTCAAAGAATTTTTGGTCCTGGAATCTCATTTTACCTTTATCATTAGCTTCAGTCCAATAGTCTATGAACGCCTGATATTGGTTTCCAAGTTTATCTCTAAACTCATTAACCCTACCAACAAAGGCATCTTTGCTATTATATATCTTATTAACTTTGTTATTATATTCTTTGTTATTATGGGCCAGTTTTTCGGCTGGGGGGTGGGTTGATTTTTCGGCTGGGGTGGTAGTATTTTCTGGCTGGGGTATCTCTATGTTAATGACCAATGATCTAAACTCTACTTCACCATTTTGTTTTAGCTTTACAATCCTACCTAATATTCCTAAGTCTTCGAGTTTTTTGAGGTGTTCTTTAATTGTAGATTCTGAACAATCTAAGCAATCACCTAAATACTTGTTAGATGCAAAGCAATAACCTCTTTCGTTAGAGAGATTAGAAACTAAGGCGATAAGCAATTTTTGTTTGTCTGTAAGTTCTTTGCTTAGTAGAACTTTTGCAGGTAATACTGCGTACCAATTGTGATTCATAAAATAAAAGAGCCCTATCAAATTCCCCCCAGTCGGATTGGGGGTTCATCTCAAGGGCAATAAGTTCTAAATGAGTATCCGACACTCACTACAAAGTTAAACTATTTCTTAATCCTAAAAACTATAGGCCTTTCTTCATAGCTAAACTTCTTCTTAGCTACAGGATTTAGACCATCTCTAATTGACTTAGGATTGATTCCTGTTTTCCTACTCGCTGCCGCTATAGATTGAAACCATATTTCTGTTTTGTCATCCGTGAAGATAAGGCGTACTTGAATATTGTTTTCAAATCCATTAGGCTCTAACTCTAAACCCATTATATAATCGTTTTAATTCAAAGTAAATGTGTGCTGTTATAAGTAAAGCTATTGCTAATGGTGCACTAATCAAAAAAAATTTAATTATTTGTATTGTTTTCATTGGTTTACAATTTTATAAAATAGCCATTTGGCAAACTCCCATGAAGCTATAATGATAATTATTTTCATAAAATAAAAAAGCCCCCTTGAATCGACATAACTCACACCACTAAGTTAATAATAAAAGTAGGGGGCTATAAGTTTATAAAGTTTTTTGTCTATAGAAATTCATCATGTTACTAATTCCTTGATCTAATTTCTGAGATTCATTAATTATATTCATCATATTTTTTTCAGCCTCAAGATAAGGCGTAAGCTGTTCTTGAAGTTTTTTGACCTTGTCTCTTAACATCTCGTTTTCTAATTCAAGTGTATCAGTGTAGGTTCCTAATCTCATGGCTATTTTTTTAGGCTGATTTTAAAAGTAGTAGTGCTATACTTTGGTGCAGGATAAATCATCTCACCAGTTTCAGGATCAACTAAAGGCTCTTTGATTGCCTTAAGCAAAGCTTCTCTTTCCTTTAGTTTGTACTTAACAGCCTCAACTTCCTGATTAAGTTTTTGCCATGTGTAATCTCCATCGTAAGCATACTTTACGCCTGATTCCATTTTGGATAACTCGGCTCCTAAAATATCTGCTTTGCCTTGAGGATATTTTTCTAACTCAGCAATGACATCTTCTTTTAATTCTGCTCTTATTCCATCTAAAAGCTGTTGTAAAGCTTCAGATTTGACAAGCATTTCTAAAGGCGATGCGCCTGATTCTCTAAAATGAGAAACAATTGTTTGCTTTAATAATTCGATATTAAATTTTGTAGGCTCGATGCTACTCAATTCAATTTTTGGTAATAATTCTAAGCTCATGTTTTTTTATTTTTGGGTTATGTTTTCTTTTTTAGCTTTCAATACAGCCATCAAAGTCTCATCATAATCAAACGCTTGCTTATATTGGAAATATAAATCTGTTAATTGTTTAACTTTTGTGCATTTTGCAACTTCCATCATCAACGCTTCTTTGTTTGGTTGGTCATCGATAATTTCTGCAACAACTTCCTGAACATTTTTAGCAGGTTTTTTTGCATCTTCCATTGCAAAGTCCATTTCTTCCGCAGGCGTAGCTTCAAATCCTGCAGCTTTCATTAACCACGCCAGCAAGTTACGATACGCCTTGCCAATAGCTCTAGTCTGAGCCATTGAGAGAATAGCGTACTCATCAAAATAACGCTTAGTTTTTTCTGCATTGGAACACAAAGCAATACCAGTTGCAACGACCAAGCCAGTGTTAATATTACGAACTTCGCAAGTAGCCATATACTTAATAGTAGTTTCATTTGATAAATCTTTTGTGTCAGTAATGATCGGCATAAGGCCTAACGAAGCTCCAGCAAATTGCCAGCCTTCAACATTTACGAATTGTTTGCCTTGTATATTTGAGCTTAATCCTTTTTCTTTTATTAATTTACTTAGCTCATTAGATAATTGTAGCATCGAGTCTTTGTTAATTAACTCGTAGCTTGGGTTAGTTTTTTGTAATTCCATTTTGTGTGTTTTGTTGTTTAAAAAAATAAGCCTCTCTTGTTGGGTATTGTTCCCAAACCTTAATCAATGATTGAACTAAGTCAAAAGACGCCTGAGAATAATTGATTTCATGTAGGATTTTTGCTACAAGAAGTTTTTTGTCATTGTCTGACCATGTGTGAAATGTAGATAGCATATTGTGTTGGTTTATGGTTTATTTTAATGCGTAGATTTTTGAGTGCATGTGACTAATTAAGTTCATTACATATTCGTATTTCTCCATCAAAAAAGGAATTTGCTCTAAATCCTTTGGGAAACTATTAACTGCATGAAGAATAGTTGTTCTGTCTCTGAAAAAATAAGGTGCAATTTGTGATGCTTTTTGCTTGAATGTTGTGTGTAAAATATAACAAGCCATATTTCTAGCCATAACAAGTTCAAAGTTTCTTCTCTTGCAAGTCATTTTTGCTACAGGAAATCCAAACTCTTTTGCAACAGCTCCGATAACATCTCTGTAAACATCTTCTACAATATTTACTCTTCTTTCAATTAGTAAAGATGCTCTTGTTTGTCTAAGATTCTGTGTAATCATTTAGCTGGTTTTTTATGGTTTCTAATCTCTTCTCAAAATAGGTTTTTAGGATTTCATTCATTTCCCAATCGCCTTTTTCTATTCTTGACTCAATAATATATCTGCTATATCCTGTCAATTTCATCAAGTTCTTTACATCTCCGTAGCGGATCATGTTTTTGTAGTCTATAAACTGCTCCATTTTTTAGTTTTTGTAGTGATTAATGTGTCTGTCAATTCCGTTTAAACAAGCCTCAAGACTTGCATAAAAAGAGGCTCTCCAATAGTAGAATTTACCTTTAAGGATAAAATTATCCCATTTAATAACCATTCCTTTGTAGGTAAATCGTTTACTGATTTTACCATTGGAATTTACATAGGTTAGTTCTTCTTTGACTCCTTTTCTTTTTAAGTCTTGAGTAATCTTGTTCATGGGTTTTTAGGGGTTTTTGTTTTATTCGTTGGGGGAAGTTTTTGTCTCTAGTACTTCGAAAATCTCTAACACCTCTTGATTGCTTAGTTTAATGAATATATTATACGCATCATCCTTGTTTAATCTAAGGCTATTTGATACATAAATGCCATCTTCTCTAGTAAGCCATACTGTTTGACCTGTGATAAGATCTGTCTTGCAGATAAATTCAAATTTTTTCATGTTGTTTGTGTTTAAGTTTAAAAGTTTTGGTAAAATTAGAAAGTTTTTGGAATAATTTAGCTTTTTTTAGTTAATTTTTTGTTAATGGTTTTAAGTTTTTTGTTTTCATCTTCTAGATTTAAACACTTAGTATGCAATAGGCATATAAAAGAAATCCATTCTTCTGCATCTAATTCGGTGAATTTTTTGCCCATAATATGATCTGGAATCATTTGTAATCCACCTAAGTTAAAGCCATTGATATGACCTGTGAAAGTTTTTGCGGAGTTTTTGCTCATGTTTGAAAAGTTTTTGTGGGTTTTTTGGGGAGTTTTTGCATAGGGTTTTTGGCAGGTTTTTGCGACTGCAATATAGTTGCATACATATACTACAAAGCATACATATACAGCATACATAATACAGCCCAAATATTACCTATTTAGAGCCCCAAATTTGCCATATTTTTTTATGTTAATATCATTACATTACTTTTATTTTTATTGTCTTATTTAGCTTTATTTTGCTAAAAAATTGTTCCAGTTTTGGCGGTCCTTTGCTTTTTTATTATGCGGTCGGTTAATTTCTTGCAAATAAACAGCCTTAAGAGTCTCTATATAGTAAGCTATTTTAGGGTCCTTTGTAGCTTCTAATCTCTTAATTTTGTTTTTTAGTGCATAAATGTTAATCATGTTTATTTTTATTGGTTCGTTCCTTTGCCAGGCTTCGCTCCTGGTTAATTAGTCCACTAACAAAGGATAAAGGGACCTAAATTTAATTAGATCCCCTTTTTATATTAACTAACTACAAAACCACTTTTGTCCTTTTTTGCGTCCCCTTTTGCCTTGAGTCCTACCACTACATTAGAGGGATCAAAGTACCTTAAGTCTGTTAAGTCTCCGTTTATTACAGGATAACCGTTCCAAAATTGTGGCAATTCATCGTTAAATACTACAGCCACATTACCACCGTTTTTTAATATTTGCATGGCTTCAGCTTCATTACTTTCAGATCTTGAAAATGTTATCTTATAACTAGTGTTTTTGTATCTTGATATGTGGTTAGGGTTCTTTGTGTAGTCATAAAATAGCAAGTTATTGTAAAAAGGATCTAGAAAGTTTATACCAGAATAACGCTCCAATAAATAAAGGTGGTCTATATCACTGGTTCCGTTCAATCTAATTGCTATTTTTACGTCCTTTTTTATTGCTTTATCATGAATACTTAACAATTCATTGCCTAATTGAATATAAAAAGCTTCTCTATTGTAGCCCCAAAATTTACTTTTATTGATCCTAGACTGTTGAACGTTTGAAAATTTGCCCCTACCAGCTGAATACAAACAGCTTTTTTTGCAGCCATCGGAAGCAAAAGGACAAAGATTGAAGCCTTGAACCTGGTCCGCTGGTGCCATATACAAAATAAATGTTTCTAGGTCGTTCTTTGCTGTTTTGGTATTGGTTATCCCTTTGCTCAAAAGGTTTTGAACTGGCTTATAACTTTTGTTTGTTTCTGTTTGTTTTGTAGTTTGTTGCATAGTTTATGAATTTTAATATTAGTTAATTTGTAGATAAGTTAAATTGGGATCAATAAAATTAGGTTTATAGTCCTCATAGTATCCCTGGTCGCACCAGCCAATTGAATAAACGGTACCGTTATTCATCCATCCTTTTAACTTTTTATACTGTTTTGTCTGTTCTGGTCTTTTACAGTCTCTAACTGTATAAAGGAACCTAAAAGGACTATTTTCTAGCATGTAATACAAATAGAAATTTTGTTTTGTTTTGTTTCTCATGTTATTTTTCTTTTATTGACTGAATAATTGTTTTGCCTAATGCATAAATTGGTAATGATATTACCAGGATCAAAATAAATTCAGTTAGTGTAATGTACTGGTTCATGTTATTTAATTTTAATTAGATGAATAAATAATTTGATTAAGTTAAACGTAAAAGATAGGAACAAAATAGCTCCAAACAATTGGATAAAATTGGATAAGTTTTGCATATAATTTGTTTTGATTAGGATATAAAGATAAGTACTAAATTAATACAAAGTACAAAATATTATAAATATTTATAAAAATATTTAAATGTTGTAACATTGATTAGTATACATATTATAAGGTATATTATAATATT